CTTTCTTATTATTAAATGTTTTAACAAACAATTTAATTTTATCATTGGTTGCTAGTCGGTTCATCACCAATGCACTTGTGTTTTTGAATATTGATCCAACATCTGATAAAATTCTTGTAATGTTTTTTGTTTCTTGTGCTGTAAATGTAGCCGTACCAGAAGCATCTGTATAATCAGCATCTCTAAACCAAACATCTTTTGTTGTGTTTAAGTTTTTAATATCAATGTTAAAACTAGCCTTCATATCTTCCATTGTTCGACCTGTATATGAAGTATGAAACACTACGCCAACTTGAGCGGCAGTCATCATTTGTGCTAGTCGTGTATCAGCAGGCACAGCATATGTAATTGTATTTGGTGTGAATGTAATCATTCTTTCGCCATCAATTGTTTCTGATTTAATATCACCTTTTGTAAACATCATGTCGCCTTGTAAAATGCCTTTGATGCCTAGTTTTGGTAAATATCTTAATGCTATTTTTAACTTTTGATTTAGACCTGGATTTGGATGATTTTGGTCAATATCAGCATTAGTGTAATTTAATTTTGCGTTCTTAGCAAACACACCTTTTGTGCCAACAAAGAACTTACCATTTTCTGGATTGATACCTGCGAATACAGCAGGCGCACCGTCCCATTTTGTAGTAAGATTAAGTGTTCGTGCTGGTGAATTACCTGCTAACATATCTCTTAAAGATTGTAAGAAGTTAATAGCATCACGAGCACCAGCCACACCACGATTTAATACTTCATCTTCGAGGTGTTCGAGGTGAACATTTTTAGATAAGTTTGCTTCTGTTAAATAGTCTGTAAAATTCATTTTATTCCGTTAAATTTAACAGCAAGATTATAAAACTGGCCTAGTTTATGTTCATCACCGGCTTTATTAGTTCTTACTGAAAATTTTAAAGTTAATTTGTCGGTCATTTTAGAACCAACAAGGTCTACAAAAAAATCTTGTTTAGATGTTTTGGAAAAATAAGCATTTAATTTTTTCACTTTAGGTATAAAAGAACCTAAATCATCTTCATCTGTTAATAATTTATAACTTTTTCCATATGCTTTAACAACAACAAGAGGAACTTCTTCATTTTTCCCTACAATTGCTTGATTAAAGTATGATAATGTTTTTTTAAAATTATGTTCAAATACTTCAATTAAATATTTTCTTATAATATCTAAACCAATATCATATAATTTATTATATTGATTAACATCATTTTTTTCAAGTGAAGCTAATTTTTCTATCACTTGTCTTCTTTCTGAACCTTTATCATATTCTTTTTCATTAGAACTAAATTTTGAATATATTTTTTTATACAATTCTTTTCTTAAACTATGAATCATTTTTTCATTTAGTTCTTCTAATACTTTATTAACATATGTATTCAGTTTTGGTTCCGAGGTTGTTTCACCTCCAGCTTTAAGAGAAACTCCAATCATTGTTCCTGATTGATATTCTATAAACAAATCACCTTTATGTTTATCATTTATTGGTTTATTTTTATATTTTGGTTTTGCTCTGTAACCCCAATAAACATTTTTAATTTTATTAGTTTTATTTTCTTTTTGTAAATAATCTAAAACACCAATTGCATTTTCCATTTTCTCTTTAAATCGGGGTGATGTTGGAAAATCATTTACAAAATTTTGACCAGCAATCCTGTCTCTATCAATAACATAAACAGATGATTTTTTATGATCTACTGTTTTTAAAAAAGCATAAAAATCATCAACTGATTTTGGTTTGTAATTGTTTTCAAACGCTAAAGCTGGAGAAAGTTCAGTTATTGTAGAGTTTAAGGTTGTCTGTGACATTCCTCCTACTGGTTTAAAAACTAAAACAACAGATTCCTTTGGATATTCAATAACTGTAACTTCGGTGCTTCCTGATAAACCCGAATCTTTTTTTCTGTAATATGATATTTTAGATTTTGCTAGTTGTTTTTCAACATCATTTTGCGTTCTATTCTTATCAGAAGATTTTATAAAATAAACCTGCTTTGTTCGAGTAGATTTATTCTCTTTTAACTCATAAGAATATTTGTTTAAAATGTTAATTACACCAGCAGGCATATTGTCTCCGTTTTAATGGTGTATTTATGCTACATTAATTACCGAATTATGTCGAGCTCTTTATCGCCAGTCCAAACTTCTATTTCAGTTCTAAGTCTATTTTCTGTTTTTAGAGATTCATATCGATTGGATGCCTTCTTTTTCCACCATTCAATAATATTTTCTAAATGATGTTTATCATAGTTCTCTTTATCTTTAATGAGTTTATCAGTTTTGCCTGTAACCACATCAACAAAGTTACTGAAACCAAAATTAGAAGCATAATATCTTTTCTTTTCAGTTAATGATAAGGCATTTTTAATGGTCTTCATAAAACTATCAAACTCAGGTTCACCTTTAAGTGCCACTTTAGTTAAAGATATAATCTTGTTTGATATTTTTAGTTTACGAGATGATGTATCAACTGGAACAATTTCTTCACCAAGAGCCTTTGTAACATAATCTTTTAAATCTTCATATGGTTTGCCGTGCATCATAGGAAGAAAATCTGAATCAGTTAGACCCTTGAAACGAAGATATGGTTTCATACCATCATATTGAGAGGACGCCTTGGAACTACCATACAAACTTGTTGTTTCGAACAGACAAGTGTTCATGTCATACTTTTGATTAAGTCTTTCACGAACCCAATGTGAACAACAGATTGCGGCCAACAATTTACCACCAAGATAATTAAATCCAAAAGGTTGCGATGGCACAATCACAAATCCCATAATGGAAGTTTTGTTGAATGCTGAGGCACCTTCTACTGTTTGGGTGAAAACAGAGCCTAGCATTTGATTTCTTGGTTTCATGTTGATAACAGGAGAACCAAGGCGTATAAACCCGACCCACTTTTGAGTATTCTTTTCTAATATAGCCAATCTTAGACTGCGACCTGGAATACTGGTCATATTAGAATGTGAAGATATCATATTCAAATAGATATCCCAATTCTCTTGTGGTAATTCTACAATTTCAAAATCCATATCTTGTGGATGAATAGAAAAATCTGAAAACAAATCTTCTTCTGGTCCGATACCTGGTAAAACAAAAGGTCTATCAGATAATGAATTTAGTTTTTGGTCTCGAATATAATCATCAATTCTTTCAAATCGATCAAAATAATCCGAATAAGCTTTTGCACAATGTAGCGCTTGTTCTTTGGTTAGCTTCATACTTTGAAACCATCAAATGATTTATTAAATTTGGAATCACGGTTACCAAATGTGTTTAATGGTTTATCATCAACTTGTCCTGAATCCATCACTTCAAGTTGTGCAGAGGATTCAGCATCATATAATCTCATTTTACTTCTATCGATGCCAACAACAAATCGTTTGTAAAAGTTTGGATCAGAATAACGATTCTTTAACTGTTTGACCATAATTTGTCCAAGATTATCAAGTTCTTCATTTGAAACCAAAGCAAACATAAAGTCAGCGGTTGCTGGCAAACCAAATGATTCTGAAGTGTCTTCTAAACCTGGATCTGAATTGGTAAAACCAGACCTTGTTGTTTGAGTTGCAGATACGATTGGAACTCCAGCTTCTACTGCCAAACCACGGAGTTCTTCAGCAATCGATTTGATATAAGAATAACTATTCACATTTGAACCTGGTCGAATACGAGCAGAGGTGCAGATGTTTAGATAATCGATAAAGATAATATCAGGTTTGAATGTTTTCTTCAATTGTAATTCATTAATCAAAGACCTAAAATGTAACGCTGATGCTGATGCAGTAGGATATTCTTTAATGATTAATTTACCATGAGTTTTACTTCTCAATACTTCAAACTTACGATTGTAATCATTTTTGGAAAGTGTGTGTAATTCTGCCATTGAAACATCAAGTAAGTTTGCATCAATCCTTTCAGCAATCTTTTCTTCAGACATTTCCATGGTAATATACAGAACATTTAGACCTTGAGATAAACAACTAGCTGCATGATGACACATGAACAAGGATTTACCAACACCGGTACCAGCAAGAGCAATGTTTAATGTTTTTACCGGTAAACCACCTTTGGTGATTTTGTTGAATAAGTCCAAATCAAACTTAACTCTGGATTCTACTTGATGATAAGAATCATATCGACTATCAGAATCTTCGGTGTAATCATGACCAACATGACTATCAAAGGAAACACCAAGAGCATCTGATAACAGTTTTGGTATTTCACCTTTTGTTTTGCCTTGTTGTTTGTTATCTAAGATTGAAACTGAATCCATGATGGCATTATAGATCGCCTTATCTTGGCAAAACTTTTCAGTTTCTTTGATTAGCCACTGAGTATCAGTTGGTTCATTTCTTTGTGTGTGAATCTCTTTGAGTAATTCTATTGAATCAGAAACTTGAGATTCAGTCAAATCTCTTTTCTCAGTAAAATTAATTACAAGAGCTTCATGTGTTGGTGGATTTTTATATTCTTGAATGAAGTCAAAGATTTCTTTGAAGACAATCTTTTCGGTACTGTCCGCAAAATAATCTTGTTTTATGAATGGTAAAACCTTTCGTGTAAATTCTTCATTGTAAATTAGATTCTTTAAAATTGTTGATTCTAGTCTGTTCATCTTGTTGTTGTGCCATTATAATATCAGATAAAAT